ATCCTGAGCGCCGAACTTCGCAAGGACAACTGGCTCCTGCTGCAATTCGGCGTCGCCAAAGAGCTGGGACTCACCCTCAGCCAAGTCCGCGCCACCATGACCGCCGAGGAATTACTCGGCTGGAGCGCCTACTTTCAAATCCTGAACGAGGACCAACAAAAGGAACTCGACAAAGCCAAACGCCGCCGCTAACCCGGCGGCTTTTTTCCGCCGTAAACTGAAGTACCAGACTGTGATGTGGCACCGTGGCTTACAGAGCCGATATTGAGATTGCGGTACGCGGCGCCCAAGAACTCAAGCGTCTTCAAAACGAAGTATCCGCAACATCTAAATTAGTAGATGGCTTAAATAAATACCTTGAAAATATCGGTAGTGGAGGCGTTGTACGCAACATAAACAATCTTAAAGATGCTGTAGGAAACGCAGCACTAGTATTTAATAAAGCCGCGTTAGGTACAGACGAAGCTACTATTGCCGCTAAAAAATACATTACAGCTACTACTCAACTTAATGCCGGTCTACGTGAACGAGCGGAATTACTAAAGCAAATTACAGAACAAGAGCGTAAAGCTAAACTTGCAGCTGCCGGTATTCGAGAAACTACACAGTACGGCGGTCCGATTGGTCCTGGCCAAGCATCGCCTGTGGCTTTATCTTCTCAATTGCGAGGGCGCACAGAACAAATTCTTGCTGAACGCGAAGGGCGTGCAGAATTAAACACTATCTTACAAAATCAGTTTGAAAAAGAACGTCAGCTAGCTAACTCAAAACTTGATGCACAAGCAGCAAAGGTACAAACAGCTTTAGAAGCACAGGCACATGCTGCGGCTGAGAGCGCTAGCCAAACACAAAAACTTTCGGATAGGCAGCAAGAATTTACACAGCGTACAGAAGCAGCTGCACGAGCCGCTAAAGCACAGACAGCTGAATTTGTGCGCCAACAACGTTTACAGTTGCAGCTTTTACGGGGTACATCAGGAACTGTTGAACTAGGTCCAGGAGGTCTCGGTTTTAGTGGTGGTTATACCGCATCCCAACGTACTCAAGCAAATCAGCAAGCAATACTAAAAAGTAAAGTTCAAGAAAATGCAGCACGCCGAGAAACTTTGCAACTGGTTACACGAGAAGAATTATTTGAGTTAAGACTTAATAAGTTATTGGAGCGTAACGCTGCCGCAGTACAAAAAAGAACAGATGCACGCCGCCAAACACGCGAAGCAGCAAGTAACGCAATCATAGGTGGCGCATTTCCACTGCTATTTGGACAAGGTTTAGGTGCAGCAGTCGGCGGTGGTGCAGGTGGTGCTTTAGGCGGAGCACTAGGCGGATCGTTAGGTTTTGGTCTATCTCTTGTTGGCACTGCAATAGGTGCTGCTTTTGATAACGCTGCTAACTCGTCTAGAGATTTTGCCAAAGCTCTTCGTGGTAATGGTGATGCCGCACAAGTTCTTGAAACACTTTTAGGAGGACTTGATTCTGAAACAAAAACTTTAATTACAAATCTGCAAAGTAGTGGTCAAGTAGCAAAAGCGGCTGATGTAGCTTTTAAAGAGTTAAGTAAAACAATAGGAAGTGAAAATGCAAAAGCCATACAAGATGCAGGAAATGGCTGGGACAATTTTGGTAAACAAGTTAAGACTACGTTGACTGATATAACCGCAAACGTTATTAGGACATTTAAAGAAATAGAAAAGCAGTATCCGGGGCAAGGCGGTCTAGTTAGCTTTATAGGTAATCTTGCTTTACAAGGAGAAAAACGTGCTGCTCCTGCAGCTCTTACACCAGAAGCTGCCCAGCGTGTAAAAACTCTACAACAAGAAACAGATCAGTTGCGTACACAAGCATCTTTGGGTACATTAAGTGCAAAAAATAATTTAGACCTATTTGTTTACACGTCGCAGAGGCTTGCACAGCAAGAACGCATTAACAGAGAATCTGAAATTGAATATAAATTTACACAGGGGCAGATAAGCGCAAAAGAGCGTTTACTTTTGCTGGATAAAAGCCGCGTGCAAACACAGGTTGCGTTAAACAATATTGAAAGAGAACGTATCCAAGAAATTCAGCGTCGTCAAGAAGAGGCTGCTCGTGCCGCTAAACAAGCTGCGGAGGAGGCAGCTCGTGCCGCAGAACAAACGCTAAAAGCTCGTCTCACACTGGAACGTGATTTGTACGAGCAAGAACGCAAAGGCATCGAGCTTCGTGTCCGCAGCGTGGAGTTTTACCAAGGAACAGAAGCGGGGCTCACTAAACAACAAGAACTACTTGAGTACAACTACACATTACAAACTAAAGCTCTTGATGTTGAACGTCAACAAGCTATTGAAGAAGCACGTAAAACCGGAACAGCTCAACAAGTTTTAGAATTGTATGACATACGCCTTGCGCAACTTAATACTGAAATGAATTTAGAAGGCGATATTCTTGCACGCAAAATTAAGCAACTACAACTATCTGAACAACAAGCACGTATTGATAAGCAGCGCGCGCAAGCAAACACATTACGGGGAGTTTCTGAAACTAGTCAGCGTTTACGCGTAGAAAATACATTTATGCCTGATTCAGCTCAGCTTCGAGAGCAACTATTTTTACTAGAGCAAAGTGTTCGTGTCTATAGTGAATTGCGGCCAGAGCAAGAAAAACTTCGTGATTTGCAGCGTGAAATTCAAAGCGGCGCTTTTGACGAAAAAACGTTACAAATTAAACAGCAAGAATTTAATACACAGCAAAAGTTTGTCCAGCAGCTTGGGCAAGAACTGTCGCTGCGCACAGCACTAGAGCAAAGGCAGTTTAGGCTTAACGAGCTGTATAAACAGTATGGTTTTATTAGCACCGAAGTAAGTAATGCTCTTACAAGTTCTATTACAGGTTTAATTACAGGTACGCAAACTGTAAGCGAAGCTTTTAGCACAATGTTTGAAAATATTGGTAAGGCTTTTATTGATATGGCTACTCAAATGTTAGCTCAAAAACTTATATTTACTATATTCCAATCTATGGCGGGCGCCATTCCAGGTGGAGGTGCTGGCCTTGAACCAGCTACACCGGGCGGAAATGCATCTTTTATGGACAGAGTGTTCAGCACTCCTCTCGCTGGAGCTGGCTATGCCGAAGGTGGATTTGTAACCGGTCCCACTCGCGCCATGATTGGCGAAGGCGGTCAGCCGGAGTACGTCATCCCGGCCAGCAAGATGCGTGGTGCCATGCAGCGCTACGCAGGCGGAGCACGCGGCGCTGCAGTTATCCCAAGTAGCGGTCAGGCGACTGGTGCAGATGGCGGCATAGCAGCAGTTGGCCCAATCGACGTGCGCTACAGCGTGGAGCGCATCAACTCCGTCGATTACGTCACCGCCGATCAGTTCCAGCGCGGTATGCAGCAGGCGGCATCGCAAGGTGCCACGCGCGGTGAGCAGGCCGCGCTGCGCCGTCTGCAGCAATCATCCTCAACCCGCCGCCGGATTGGGATCTGATGCAGTACGCACTCGGCCACTTCGTTCGCTTCACGCAAGCCAACAACAACGTTCTGGCTTTCCAGAACTTCTTTATTCGTGGCGGCGTCAACCGTGACGGCTACCTTCACGCATTTATGCCCTTTGGATTTAGCGGCATTTCAATCAACACGCGCGGCGACAATGTAGATGCTGCTTTGACTTTCCCTAACAACGATCTCAGTCGTGCGTGGGCGGACCAAGCTACCACCGAGGCATGGGTCGCAACTGTTGACGTCTGCCTGCTCAATCCAGACGACTCCAACACGCAGCAACTGCTGCACACCTACGCAGGTGTCATCGCCGCTGGCGGCTGGGACGAAACATCCATCAATCTCCGACTCAATAGCGTGCTTGACGCAGTGGGCGGCGACATTCCTAATCGCAGCTTGCACCAACGACTTGTTGGGCGCTTACCCACTTCGTCCTATGTGCGCTTCTGATCTGATTGGTCGCCCCTACCGCTATGGCGCAACTGGATCAGACCCAGACAAAGCGCTCGACTGCATCCACCTTGTATTGGCTGTTTTAGACGAACTCGTAATACCTCGCCCACCGTCATCACCGCACTGGTACACAGCAACGTGGCGGCAAGTAGCCCGCGAACTTTTGCACTGGGGCAACCGCGTCACCGACGCTAAGCTGGATGGTGACGTGGTATTGCTGTCCACGCACAAGCACGCGTTTGGAGTGGCATGGCAGCACGGAGTGATCTACATCAACGAGGCCCGGCAGCAAGCGGCCTGGTCCCCTACCGCAATGCTGAAGCCCGTTTATACAGTGCGCCACTGCTCCCGTATGAACGGGATCTGATTGCAACAATCGCCTGCAGCGAAGACGAATATCGCTGGTACCGCACTCGCGTTGCATTTCAATCGCGCATCCGTCCAGCTGAATACAGCAATATTCCTGACGTACAAAATACCGGCCTAGAGCCCTGGCTGGTATCAACGCTGATCAGCCTTGCGATTGGCGTGGCCAGTACAGCCGCTGCTTACTTTCTAACGCCGCGCCCAGAAACTCCAGCACGGCAACGTAGCCGCACACTGGCATCCGCCAACGGCCGCTCGCGGTTCAACCAAGCCTTTGGCTTTGAAGGCGCCGCCGATATTGCCGAGTACGGCCTGCCTATTCCTATCGTCTGGGGCCGCTACGAACAACGCGAAAGCCACACCACTGGCGGCATCCTCGTCACTCCTTCTCTGGTGTGGTCTCGGATGTTTAGTCATGGCGGCAGCCAAGGGTACAAAGGCCTTTACGTCGTAGGCGAAACGACGCTGACCACTCCTGAAGTAGCGGGAATTTACTTGGGCTCAATGCCGCTGGCATCCCTGCCACCGCAGCAATATGCCTTTTACTGGGCCAGCCGCGACGGCGACAACCGCGTCAAAGCCGCAGACCTTTTCGCTGGAACACGAGGCGACAAAACAGCAGGCGATCCAGAACCTTACGACGATATTTTTCAGTGCCCCACGCTGCAGGCGATGGTGGACACGGGATTCTGCTCTGTCTATACGCCCACGGGCAGTACGGCATTTGGCGCATACGACCCAATCAAAAACGGTACACATAACAAAATCAACTGGCAAGTTGTTTCGCTGCCCAACGGCGAAGACCCGGAACGCCGCATCCGGGCAACCCGCCGCAAGATTGCAGGTGGGGCGGCCAACCAACTGCAAGATGGCATGAAGGGCGAAGGCGCCGGCTATAGCTGCTTCATGGGCGTTATTGGCCATAAAAGCGTCAACGGCACCTACACCGAATATCAATATCCAGCGCGCGTAAAAGTTGCCGTTGGCGATGAAATCGCTTATCGCATCAACGACACCAAGTACAACGACGAAGACAAATTTGATCCAAAGTCAGGCGTTACACTCGATGATCAAGACCAGCGCACAGTTAAGGAGCGCGAAGAAGCCGACGACAAATTGCAAATCGGCGAACTGTTTATTATCGGCCGCACCGTTTGGCAGGTTACGCAGCGCCCTACAAACATCTGGCGCCGCAAAGATGGTCCTGCTACTTACATCCTTAAGTGCGTTGAATTAACCAGCGGCTCCAATGAAATCGGCATCGCTGGAATCCGTGCCATCACAAATCAAATCGGTTACGACGGCAAAAACTATGAGCCTCAATGGCTGGGGCCGTCATACTTTCCTTTGCTGCGCGTCGCTTTTGCCACCGTCCGTAACCAGCGCCCCGTTGATGCAACTGAACTCGGCATTAAATCTCAGGTCTGGAATCGCGCCAATGGCCTCTGTAACTTCCCGGAAGTCCCGACGCCTGCACGCCTAATCAAGTTTGACGAGGCCGGTACAACACTGACCACCGGCTCGCGCAACTCCTACATGCGCCGCACCAGTGTATTCACAATCCAACTGCGCCCTGTAGGACTGGCGCCCAACGGCCAGTTATATCCATGGTCGATGCTCGGCGAGCAATTCTGCGTAACAGGACAGTCTCCTGTTGATCAATACAATTTCATCCGAATCAAAAGCGGCGTTCGCGGCCAATTTGAATACCGGATTGTTCCAAAGACTGGCGCAGATGTGCGCCTATTTAGCCCCGATGACACGCAATTTTTGCGCCTTAACGCAAACGGCGGCGAACTAATTGGTATTGACCGTGCAACAGACTACGGCCAGTTTCGAGTAACAGTTGTCGGCGAATGGGTAGCCGCAATTGACGTTCGCGCCAACGAAGAGTTCCGCACAAAAGGAAAATCCGGTACTGATGGCAGCTGGGTCAATCAAGCGGCACGCATGGAAGTTGTCGCATGGTTGCCGAGTTATTTAACCAGCGGCAAATTCGGTGGCTGGCACACGCACTACCTTGGCAATCCTAAGGACTACAAAAACCAAGAACGCTCTGTCGTTGTCACGCTGACATGGGCAACAGGTAAAACAGTTGATGTTCGCATCACGGCCATTTCTCAATACAGGCAACAGCAATCCCTTAACGATGGCTGGGAATGGCGCAACCCATCCACAATGACGATCGTTGGTTGGTCGCACGAGCCGCCCAACAACTACGAATTTGAAACACAAGTAGCCGTCAACAATGCGTTTGCGGCTATTACTACAGGCCCTCGCCTGCGCGTTGTCCATGACGCTGTTTACGTCAAAGGTGACCCCGCTGCCGAGGAACGCTGGTTCGAGACATCTAGCCAAATTGCGGATGTTTCTCACTACGAAGAACTAGAAAAATCCAACAGCTCAAATCCAGAGCATGAAATTGTCTACGTAAATGAAAGCGTGGGCAACGACGAGACACCTACGTACAACTCCATGACCATGTTTGGTATGGCGTTGCGTTCAAGTCGCTCAGTAACAAGCCTGGAACAGGTACGCCTGTGGGTGCCCAACGGCGTCCCTGCTTACCGCTTTGACTTTGAAAGTGTCGGACCAGCAAACAAATTCTCGGATCTTGTTTATTTCTTGCTGACCGATACTCGCATGGGCGCAGGTCGCCGTGTATCTAGCGCACTCGTAGATACTGCTGGTTTCCAGCGCACATCGCGCTTCCTTGTGCAAAACCGCATTTACTTCGACGGCGTTATTGAAGAGCAAACAAACATCCGCGAATTTATCAGTGGAACAGCTCCACTACATCTTTGCAATTTTGTCATCGCCAACGGCAAATTCTCGATGGAGCCGGCGTTGCCTACCAATGCAGACGGCACGCTGGATCAAGACGCCATCCCAATTAGCGCATTGTTTACAGCAGGCAACATCATTGAAGATAGCTTCGCTGTTACATATTCCGATTTAAGCGAACGGCAAGATTTTCGCGCCGTCATGACGTACCAAGAACGCGTCAAAAATCAGCTGCCGGAATCCCGCTCTCTGATGGTGCTTTGGGCTGATTTAGTCGATAGCGGCCAAGCCAAGATAGAAACATTTGATCTGAGTTCGTTTTGCACATACCGCGAGCAAGCATTTATGACTGCGCGCTACCTGCTCAGCGTTCGTCGCCGCGTAACCCATGAGGTGTCTTTTAAAACAACTCCCGAAGGACTGTATCTGGCACCAGGTCAATACATCCGCGTCATCACAAAAGCGTCGCCAAGCGTTTCATATCAAAACGGCGTAATTGACTCTGCCGGCAATGTCACGAGTCTGTCCGGCGATCTTGCCGGAACCTACAACATTTTCGCCTACCGCACTGGGGACAATGACGTCCGCGAAACTACGCTGACCGTAACTAACGGTGTCACCAGCGATTCTTCTCTGTACAACAGTCTGTTTACAGTAAAAGCAGATACCGCAAACGACGCAGGGCAAAGCGTTTATCAAGTCACCCAGATCACCATGGACGAGGACGGGTTGGTTGAAATTCAAGCCACGCACCATCCCTGCGACAGCTTGCTGCGCAGTCGTATTGTGCAAGATGTATTAGATACGTCACTCTTCACGGTGCTTGATTGATGGCTTACCCAACACTGGTACCAACATCGCGTGACTTTACGCCTGGTGACTACCCCATCAAACAATTCCGTTCGCAGTCCGGCGCTGAGGTCCGCATCCTGTACGGAGACAGTCGCACTGGAATGCAAATGAATTTGACCTACGACAACATCACAGACGCTAACGCCGACCTATTCCTAGACCACTACAACGAAGTCAAAGGAACTTACGGCACGTTCACGCTGCCTGCTGGAGCTAAAACCGGCTGGGCAGGTACAAGCGCCAACCTAGATGCATCAGGTATCAACCAGTGGCGCTACGCGGATGCGCCATCCATCAATGCTGTACGTCCCGGAATCAGCTCCGTTCAAGTACAACTCATCGCGGTTCTCTAGACTCAACCCATGGCCAAGATCTACACAGGCCGGGATGGCCGCCTCCTGATTGATGGGCTGGAACAGCTCAAGGTGACCAACTGGTCCATGAGCGGCAGCCTTGAGATGCTTGAAACAACGACGCTGGGCGAATCGCAGCGCACCTACACCTCAGGCGTGCAAGAGTTTAACGGCAGTGCGGCACTTTTGTACTACAACGACGGCCAAGGCCGCAACGATGCAGCAGCAGCACTTAAAAAAGTGATTCGCACTGGCGCAGTCGCAGATACAGACACTGTTGATCTTCGGCTGCGCCTTGTAGACGGAAACACTAATAGCGACGTTCAGCTCACGGCTTACATCACAAGCGTCAGCTTTGGTGCTGCCGTTGGGGAGGTCAGCCGCGCAGACATCACGTTCCAAGCAACTGGAGCGCTCAATGAAGTGAGTCTGTAATGGGCATCTACCTTGGCCAATCTGGCAATATCGAATTGACCCGCAAATCACTTGACGGGAGCAAAGAATCTATTGTCAATCCTTCAGACGTCAACGTAACACGCAAGCGTTTTAGTTTTGATTTTGACGAAGGCTTTTTAATTACTGGTGATCTTGTAGAGCTGACCACCACAGACGGCACGCCGCTGGACTTTATTTCAGCTGCCGGCTGGGCCAATGGTATTGTCCAATCCAGTGGCAACTGGTACGTATTTATTGACGAACTAGGTGGAATCAAGCTATACACAACATTTTCGGGCAGCCTCGATGGCGGTCCCGAAGACGTAGTTCCGTTAGCAGATATTGCGCGAGACATCCCTATTACAGTTTCAATTCGTGATCGTGATTCACGGATCCTCGGACAAATCACCGAGTACGAGTTAAATACAAATAGAGAAACTGTAGATGTAACCGTACTTAGTGACGAGCATCGTCAACAGTACAGCAGCCTTATTAGTGGTAGTGGGCAACTTACGGCACAGTGGGATTACGCAACTGCAACCGATACCGAGCCTGTCAATTACTTACTGCAGCTAATTCTTCGGACAGAAGTAGGAGCAACTTTTCGAGGAAAGTTTTACGTAAAAACACCTTACGCTATTCCACAAGCCGGCAGTTACCAAACAAGCCAAGCAAACGATTCTCTTTGGTGGGAATTTGATGCCGTTGTAACGAGTGCGGCCATGGGCTTTTCTGCCGGAGAAGTTGTTGACGCAACAATCTCGTTTGTTACTACTGGTCCAGTACGACTGCGTGCCAGCACGCAAGCTAAACGGTTTGTGCTCCAAGAAACAGGTTCCAAACTCGAACTGGAGCAAACAAGCGGAGCGCTGCTATTGGAAGAACCGGAGTAGACCTTAGACTCAGACAAAAGCCACTAGGCGCGGTTCAGACGTATGGCAGACCTTCGTATCAGCGAGCTAGCCGCACTGGCTGGCGCCAATCTGGCTGCCGGTGACCTGCTGCCCGTAGCCGACATCAGCGCCAGCGAAACCAAGAAAATTACGATCCAAGAC